TACGAAAAGATCTCTCTACACCGCAGCAGCAGAGTACTACATGCGACGTGGGTGGGAGGAACGGGATGCCTGGATAAAGGTGTTCGTAAAGTTCGAGAAATTGAATTTTACGAAAAAGAGAAATCCGGCACCACGGGTGATCCAGCCCCGTTCCCCTGTATATAATTTGTGTGTCGGTAGGTTCACTAGGCGAGTTGAGGCTGATTTGTATCGAGCTTTGGCCGAAGAGTGGAGTGACGACGTGGGAGATTACGTAGTGATGAAGGGCCTTACAGTTGAGGAAGTCGCTATGGGACTGAGGAAGAAATGGAACCGGTTTACAAACCCAGTGGCTGTCGGTCTCGACGCCAGCAGGTTTGACCAGCACGTTAGTGTTGACGCTTTAAAATGGGAACACAGCGTGTACAGACAGATATTCAAGAAGAACAAGCAGTTGGCAAAGCTGCTTAAATGCCAGCTAAACAACAAAGGAATGGCATATCTGGATGGACACAAAGTGAAGTACAGTGCGAATGGAACTCGCGCTAGCGGCGACATGAATACGAGCTTGGGCAACTGCCTCATAATGTGCACCCTTGTGCGGGAGTACATTCGTGAGCTGGGCATTCACATCGAGTTTGCAAATAATGGAGATGATTGTCTACTCTTCATGGAGAAGGAAGATTTGCACAAGCTTGATGGGCTTAGGGATTGGTTCTTGGACTATGGGTTTGAAATGGAGGTGGAGGCTCCGGAGTATGTGTTTGAGCGTTGCGTGTTTTGCCAAGCGCAGCCAGTTCTGGTTAACAAGGCAGAGGACAAGTGGGTCATGGTGAGGCAGCCGGAATCGGCGTTCGCCAAGGACTCATTGAGCTTGTCTGAACCAACAGAACGCGGATACAAGCTCTGGTGCTACCAGGTCGGGGTTGGTGGTCATTCGCTTTATGGCGACATGCCCATCTTTGGCGCTATATACAACAGCTACAAGCGTCAAGGAACGGACAGGGCTCGTGTTTACAGGAAACATGGTGTCTCAAAGTACCGTCAGGCAAGAATTGCCAACTCGCGCATCATTTCGGACTCTGGATTCTTCAGGATGTGTGCCACCCCCAGGGTGCGTGGCACAAACATCGTGCCCATATCGGACGACACAAGGGTGTCGTTTTACAAGGCCTTTGGTTATCCCCCGTCGATGCAGATTGCTATGGAAAAAGAATTGGAAACTATGGAGTTTGAAGGATTGGTCACCCACCTTGGTGACGCGCCAAATGTGGCGCTGTCGTGGGGGCTAACAACCATAGATGTCCATCTAGGAGGCTAAGCAATTTGAAACCACTCGGGGTTTGTTAGACTGAATAGAGAACAAATCGACGAAAATAAATAATAC